GGTTTCCATAGTCTTAGCAGTTGGGCAGACAGAGTACACACTCGAACGGTTCCAAGCTCGCAAGAGCTTTGTTCTCGAATGGTGTGTGTCCCGAAGACCTTCTCGAAGCCGCGGCTTATTGCCGCGGAGCCGAGCGCAAGTCAATGGTGCCAGCAAAATATTTGGCACTATTTTTGCGATCGAACGCGAAACTCTTGGATTGGTGAGTTTGTTCACTTTCGTGATCAATCTCACAACCAGAAGCTTTGCACGATCGGGTCCCGTGATGGTACGCTTGCTACAGTCGATCTCTCGGCTGCTAGCGACCGTGTCACATGTCATGCTGTTGGACAGATGTTTCGGAAAAATCCGAAACTGTTAAACTGTCTTAGAGCATCTCGAACCCAGCGGGTCTCACAGACGATCACTAAACGTGTACCGTCTCAGATCCGGTTGAGAAAATTCTCAACCATGGGCAACGCCTGCACCTTCCCTGTAGAGAGCCTGATATTCCTGAGTATAGCGATTTCCTGCGTTCTAACAAAACGTAGAATGCGTCATACAATGGGAAATATCAAGTCTCTAATTGGGCAGGTGGCCGTCTTCGGAGATGATTTGATCATCCCCGTTGACAGTCGGGAGCTGCTTGTTGAAGCCCTTGAAGTTCTTGACTTCAAGGTCAACACCGCAAAATCTTTCTGGACCGGAAGGTTCAGAGAATCATGCGGTATCGACGCCTTCCGTGGTCACGACGTGACCCCGGCTTATTGGCGCACCTTCAACGACGGCAAACCTGAGTCCCTAGCGAGTACTGTTGAGACGAGGAATAACTTCTACAAGAAGTCCCTCTATTCAGCAGCTGATCGACTCGCGTCGACCATACGGAAGGATATTCCTTTCGTACACATGGGATCAGGTGTCTTCGGTCTTAAGTCTAATGTACCTGCTGATTACAGCGGCTTTAAAACCCGCTGGAACCCGCATCTACAGAGGACTGAGATCTTTGTAGCATCGCTATTAGCGAGGCAAACGAAGGTCCCGATCGAAGACGACTCTGCTTTGCTTCAGTACTTCACTGAAGATCCTGACCCACTTACCAAGTGGACCTCAGGCATTCCGCAGAGGCCTCTGGTGAAAATTCGCCAGAGATGGGTGGCCTTGTCCGATCTCTGCACACCATGTGCAGAATCTAAACAAGGAGGGAGCTCGGAATATGCAGACTTCAATTAATGGAACCAGCTGAAGTTCCCCGCCACTTTCGTGGAAGGGTACCCCCAGTGATGTCCAGATT